GCGGTAGCAGAGCTTTCCGTCACAACGCAGCTTGTCAATCCAGCAGTGCCGTTTAAGGTTATCAGGCCAGAATTAACAAACGCACAATCTACCGCTTCTGAACCTGTGACAAAAGAAAACCCAGCACAACCTGAGATACTGTTACCTTTGAAGTTGTGCGCCGCAGCGTCAAAACTCAACGTGCCAGTCAGGTTCTCAAACGAACAACCGTAAAAGTTACCCGTCTCCACATTACCGTCAGAGAAGTCAATTCCAAAGTCGTAAGAATCGTTTCCTACAATTGAAATCCCATTACGCCCACCTGTCGTGCTTACTGGTTGGCCAAAGGAAAGGCTGTTAGCCCCAGAACCACCGACCACATTGATCCCAGCAAACGTAACAGGAACCGCGTCCACCACACCGCCTTGATAGTACAAAGGCTCTGCCGCAAAGATCTTTGAGTCTTCATCTGTGATCGTTGAGGCTGATGCGGTTGTATCGCCTAACGTCACAGTCCCAGCGATTTCAATAGAAGTGTTTGAGTCGTTTAATGATCGGATAACGCCATATCTTTGAGTTGCTTCGTTCGTAACAAGTTCATTGAATAAGCCAAGCGTTGACGTTCCTGTCACTATTAGACCATTGCCAACATCGCAAGCATCTAAAATCAGATTATCAAATCGTGCTGTTGTACCACCTACATCTGCGAAAACTCCGATGTGGGTTATGTTTGATGTGTTTAACGTACCAGCGCCTCCTGATCTAGTTTTAGTCGGATCAAGAATCATTCTTACCCAACCACCAGCGTAATTATCCGAACCATAATAGGTGAACAATGAGTAGTTGCTTGCTGTCGGCGTTCCAGTGCTTAAACAAATACCAAAACCGTTAGCCGCTTGAGTGTTTAACAAAGAAGCCGCAAGGAAGTTTCCCCAAACATAAATCAGTTGTCCTGATTCTGTTGTTGAGAAGTTTAACGCTGAAGGTAAGGCAACAAACAAAGCAACGCCTTGCTTGCTAACCTGAACTGTTATAGCAGTTGATCCTTCTATAGAACCATCAGCAGCAGCAGCACTTGGCGAGCCGCCTGATCCTGCATATTTAACAACGGTGGAAACAGAATCACTGCCAATATTAGCAGTGAACTGTCTACCATTACCATCCCATGCGACCGATACAGTCATTAGGCATCACTTGTTCTGATTGCCGTTACTGACCCGCCAGTGCTTCCTAATACACCTGATGTGATGAACTCTTTAATCGGACTTGCGCCACCATCTCGGACTTTAATAACAAGGCTTCTGTTTGAGCTGTAAACGCTAGTAAAGTTCGCACTTGTAGCGCCAGCCAGAACGTCGATGTACGCAATCCAGACGTTAGCGCCGTCAGCAGCATTATCACCAGAGAAGTCAGTTGACCCAATTGTGAAAGTCGAAGCTGTATAACTGGTATAAGGAACCCGCTTGTAAGCACCGCTAGCGAGCTGAACTCGGATGACACCAGAGGCTGGCGTATCGCTCGGAATGGCTTCTGCAACAACAACCGAAGTCACTGTGCCAGTTATAGCGCCACTGATTGACAATTGATCAACTTGAATTGCTGGATTGCCTTCAGCGTCCGTAGCTGACCCGTTCCAAGGCCCGACCAGAACTCGGTCTTCACTAGCAACTAAACCACCAACCGTGAAAGTCACGTTGTTGGGCGGCTGCTTGATGCTATCGGTTAAGTCTTTAACACTGTCAGAAGCGCCAAGATCTTGCGAACCAGCACCATAAACACCGATCAAAGCAGAACCTGTTGAAACACCCAAACCTGGCGCAGCAGTGGTTTCTAGCGTTCTAGTGACAGCCGTACCTGAAGCCGTACCAGTTGCCGTTGAGACACCTGTAATAACTTGCGTGTCAGTCGGAGCAACACCGCTTAAAAGCTGGATCCACATCTTGGTGCCAGCAGTAACAGAATCGATTGCTAACATCTGACCAGTACCGCCTGACCAGCTTACTGCTTCAAACGCTGAGAACGTGCCAGTTCTAGCGTTGAGCGTAATTTCATGGGTCACACCACGGAACAATAGACCGTTAAGACCGAATAAAGTCTCAGCAGTACCATTGCGAGTAATGTACTTTGCTTTCTCGTACAGATCATTGATGTCTGTCTGAGTGCCTTTGTCCCATTCGATATAGTAGGCTTCGTTGACTGAGTTATTGTCAACATCAAGCTCAACATAGCCTTGAGTAGAGGCAGAACTATCCCAAGCTGCAACAGTTCCTGAAGCAGTTTGATTATTTAAGTCAGTTGCGCGGCTTAATGCTAATACGTTATTACCACGGGAAGTTGCGGAGATTCCGAACTCACCGTAAGTGAAGCCGTAATCACGGGTCAAGCCTAATAATCTTCGGCCATCAACATCCGACCCGCCATCTCTGACTTTGATCATGAAACGATGAGAAATACCGCCAGCAGCGCTTGAGTTAAGACCTAAACTTGCTGCGTTGTTGTCATTGTTCCACCAGTCATCTGCAATTACAGCGCCGTTCTGAATGACTTGGATATCAGGAGCATTACCGAAGTTGACAATGCCGTCATAGATCGTTGCGCCAGATGCTTGGATGATAGAACCGTCATAAAGGTGCTCAGAAGCAGTGTCATCGATGTTGTAAGAACCCAAAAGCGTGATGATGTTATCAGTAGAACGTGCTGACGGATTCTCATCAGTAATGTCCAACTGATCATCGCCAGCAGAACTTGCATCATCTGCAAAGTCTTGAAGTGCTCGGTGAAACTCAATGACAGTCGCGTATGAAGGCGAAGCACCACCGTGATCGTCTCCAATGTATCGAATTGCGCCTGTCGCGCGGTCAATTGACCAATCTGTTGCTGTGAATGCCATTGCTATTCCTTAAATTGTGATTTGTTTCTGTGCGACTAATCCCGAAAACGACCCGCCGCTGTAATTTGTATAAAAAGCATCTAGTGGGTTTCCCACTAACCTATAAAGCGTTTTGCCATCGTAATTATAGCTATAAACATCACCTTCCGCGATTGTTTCTATTAAAGTAGGCTCTGTGCTGAATCCAGTAGCGTAATCAGTCCAAGTCTTTGCCCCACCGCCAGAAATATACTGGTTCGTCATGTTGAACCTTATCCATTCACCATATTCGTTTGGGCGCTGCTCAAAAGCTATCGCTCCGTTCTGAATCTTGTGCCGTGGGATACGTCCTGACTTACCATCTTGGCCTTTCTTGCCGTCTTGACCTCTTTCTCCTTTGTCCCCTTTGTCGCCTTTTTGCCCCTTTTCACCGCGTTCGCCTTTCTGGCCCTGCTCACCTTGCACGCCTTGCAAGCCTTGCGATCCTTGTGCGCCAGTGTCACCTTTTGGGCCTTGAATACCTTGCTCGCCTTGCGAACCGTCACGCCCAGAAACTCCGTCTAAGCCTTGTGGGCCACGTTCGCCAGAGTCGCCTTTATCCCCAGGTATCAGCTTAAAGTCTCTGACAGTCTCTAATTCTTTGTTTAGAGCCTCGAATTGATCCTTGGATTTACTATCAAGCCGTTGCAGTCGTTCAAGGAATACTGCCAGAGCTTGATTAATCTTCAATGAAGCACCGCTTTAGGCTTTCGGCCAAGGCTTCGTTCAATCCACGTTCGCCGTCATCGTCTTCTTCAACGACTTCTTCTTTTCTGACACCTCCGAACGGCTCTAGTGAATACTCAATNCCGAATTGTTCCGCCAAAGACCGATCACGCGCTATCTGCGACAGTAGTTCCTCGGTATCCATGCCGTACTGAGCCGCAACTGCGTTCAACGGCAAGATTCCGTTCTGCAAACCTGCAATCGCTGCCGTCATTTCCTTCTGCGGATCAACCCAGCTAAATCCTCGACCTCTGAACTCTGCCGCTGATGAAAATCGGTTATATTGACGTACAGGAATCCCAAACGAATCAACTTCCATCGCAGCTTCAAGCCAAGCATCGAAAACTGGTCGGATAAAGTGCTCAATCACAAAGCTAGTGATGTTCTTGTAGAAATCTCGTTCTTCAAGCGCACCTTGACGGATAGAACTGTAAGAAGTCGCTTCTAAGTCGTTAGATAATGACGTGTAAGACACCCCTAAACCACTAGCAATACCTCGAAGAATAGACTTGTGAAAGCTATCAAAGTCGTTAGTTGGGAATTGAGGCTCAAAGCCTTTGAAGTCAACGCCAGCAGGTAAGTTATGAAAGGTTCCTGGGTCTGCCTGCATGATCGGAGTTTGGTTGTCAAAATCATCTGCAACGAATCCATCACCGCCAGGAGATGTGAAAAAGCCCATCTTTGACGCGCCAATACGAGCATTAATCACCGCAGCTTCTCTAAATGCGCCTAATTGCTTGATCGCAGGAATAGCAGGAGCCAACCAAGGCTCGCCACGGCTTTGACCTGGCCGCAACTGCTTAAATAAATGAATGACATCCTTCGCTGGCATCCTCACATGCTTCGGAGACTTCTTGCTCATCGCATAGTCATAATCACCAGGGTGGTACGTCAAAATGTGATAAGCAACTGGACGTTTAAACTTGTTTAACTCAACGCCCATTCTGATTTCGTTGCCGTTATCCAGCTTCTTGTTTAATTGGTCATCAACTTGGTCAGCTTCCAAGAACTCTATGCCGAAACTGTCCGTAAAATCAGCACTTCTGTGCTTGATAATGAACGCTTCGCCGTCCTTAGCCATTAATTCGACTGCTAATTTCTGTGCATCAATCCAAGATAACTTGCCGTCAACTGTGCAATTGCCGAACTTTCCCCACATCCTAAAGGCACTTTCTACCGCCTGATTGCCTGTTTGGTCTAGGTTTCCAATTGAATCTGTAGCCTTAGACTGAAAAAAAGCCCCTTTCTCACCGATGACGTTGACCTTTAACAGCTCAAAATATCGTCTGATGTATTCATTGTTTATAGAAAGGTCTCTGGATCGATTCCTGAGCATTCTTAAAGCTGGTCTAAGCTCACTATCTGCTGATCTTTCTGACGCAACAAAGTCTGCGAACAATCTGCCAGTGTTCACACCAGCATAATTTCTTTTGACTACTTTAACTTCTTGCTTTCGCCTAAATCTGTCTAAAAAGGCCATTAAAACCTCACTTGAATTGTTGCGCCAGTGTCTCTGTTACTTTGACCGTCCAGCTTTGCTTGCTGCGATTTAACTTTCTTTGCAAAGTAGTCTTCTGCTTCGGTCAACTCTGAGAACGTCATTTTAGTCAAGGATCTTCCAGCTATAGAATAAGACGATACATCAGCGTCTGCTTTGCCTTGAAGTAATCCGCGAATCTTATCGAGCGTGATTTCTTCATGCGTCCTTGGATCGGAGTTGTTCTGATCAAGATCTGCAATGACCATAAGGTTATGACCGCGTTCAAGCGTGTACCTCTCAGAATCAGAGTTCCTGATGACATCTAATTGCCAGTGATAATCACCAACATTAAATGCGCTGGTAATCGTTGAAGATGCTTGGAATAGGTAATGCGTTGTTGCATCGGTTGCAGTAATCTTTATCTCGTTGCCGCCGCCAGCAATCCGAGCAATAAATTCCATTGTGTACAATGTAGGATCATAATTAGCGACTAGATCTGTTCGCTTGAATTGGACAAAATCGCCAGGAACTATTGTGCTTGGGTAGCCTTCTGGGATAGTCTCAAAATAGTTTGTTGCCATTGATTCACCGCCATGCGTTTACAAAGCCCTGATTCATTCTCGGAACAAATGGTCTTTGATTGATCACCTTTTGTGGCTTTTCTTCCACGTTTGGCGTCGATTTTATCTTATCTGAAATAGAATTGACATCTACATTCAGTATAGCATAAGCAGCCATCGCGTAAACAAAACAATCTAAGGCCTCATTTCTTGTTCTTATCTTCTGGAATACCCGTTTTTTGTATCCACGGACGAACTTTGTGATGATCTTTTCAGCCGTAAGCTGTAAAAAATACTCATCGTTCAACTTGTCTGAGAAATGAATATACCCAGCCCCTTGCTCCTGTATTCGCATCCTCGCAAACAATAGATCTTTCGCTGTATCAACTCCGATCGGGAATAACGGACATTTCACAGAGTTGTTCTTTGACGGACGGCCTGCAATCGGCTTTCCTTCTCCGCCAACACCTTTAATTGCGAATATCCTTTTGCCCCAGTTCTTTTTGCAGTATTGATAAACGCTGTTCGTAAAATGACCGCCAGAGTCAACGCAAGACGCTCTAATACCAATCTGCCTTCCGTCTTCTGTCATGTAGGCTTTGTTCAAAGTCGCATCCAGAAGTCCCCACATCTGCGGAGTAGACGGATCACCGTAAAGGATTCGATGATCTAAGATGTAACTTTCATCGTCCCGACACCAACCGACCACCGTGACTTCTAATCGGTCATCCTGACAATCAACTCCAGCCGTAAGAAAAACAACATCTTCTGGCACTTCATCCAAAGGCTCACGCCTTTCAGACAATGAATATTGATCTATAGTCTCACCAGCATCGACCCAACTTTCTCCAAGGTAGGTATTTGTCCACACTTTTAACTGTTCTGGGTTTTTCTTTACCGATAAGAACTCGCGCACACCGTCAGCCAATGGTGTCCAAGGCGAATACAAACCTGATATCTTAAAGCCAGCAATTCCTTTAAATTCCTCGTTCGCAACCCACTGTCCATTTCTTACCGACCATCTCCGATCGGCATCAGTCCAAATCGACCCGCATTCTTCGCATAAATAGCCAGCAGTATCAGGATCCGAATCTTGCCATCTTACGTTAGGCCATTTGAGTGTCTGTTGATGCTCGCAATGTTTACAAGGTATGAAGTATTCACGTTGATCTGATTTCTCATAAGCATCTTCAATCCTAGAAACGTCTCTGATCGTCGGAGTAGATACCGCAATGATTTTAGAGTTGTGAAAAGTAGAGGTTCTTTTTCTGGCTAACGCTAATGGATCGCCTTCTGAACCTGCTGAAGCTGGGAATCGATCAACCTCATCTGCTAGAACTATCCTAATCGGACGCGAAGCAAGGCCTGCAGGACTATTAGCCCCAACAATCGACAGACTGCCGCCAGGAAAGATCTTGTGTAAAGTCGTATTATTGGAGTCTCTGGCTCGCGGATCTTTCACCTTACCCGCAAGGCAAGGCGTAGCTCTGAGAAGTCCGTTAGCAATTCGATCCTTTGAAAATGCTTGACCCATCGACTCCGTAGGTTGAAGCATTAAGATCGGGCATGGATCGTGATCGATGTGAAAGCCAATAATGTTCAACAACGCTTCTGACTTGCCTAACTGAGCACCAGCCATCACAACGACTTCTTTGACCTTGTAATCAGAACAGGCGTCCATAATACCACGCTGATACTCAGCCCGAGACGTTCGCCAAGTCCCAGCTTCCGCGCTAGTCTGCGAGTCTAGTCGCCTTTGAAGGTCTGCCCACGCGCTTACGTTTAGGCGGGGTGGCGGCTTCAGAGTCACCATCGCTTGCCGAAGATGCTCCTTTAGATTTGCTAGTCCTGCTCGCTGAAATTTTTGGCTCATAAGATGATAGTTCTTCCAATGCTTCGTTAAGGAAATCAGTCAAGATCTCTTGGATGATACCAATCTCCGTTTCGCTGGCAATGATTGGCGCTGCTTTAGACGGAATGCTTGTAATTTTGGACTTCAGATTAGCCAGAGTGTCAGTCCAAGCCTTCACAACGTCTTCAACGATCACCAGCTGGTTTCTAACCTTGGCCAACTCTAATTCTGAAAGCTCCGCCTCTGCGTTCATCTTTCGAGTTCGGGCCTCATCGTAAGTTCCGCCCAACTTTACGCCACCAGTGCTTGCCATATAACTTTCCGTTCTAAATTAGGCTGTTCTTATTCCATCGCTAGGCGAAGACCGAGGTGCGAATTTACCCACGGGTAAAGGTCGCAGGAGTACCTTTTGATTCGCA